TCTTGATGACCGTTTTGAGAGGGGGAACTTTAATCATGTTATAAAGATCATTGACATCTAATATAACATCATACTTTTGAAAGTAGCCTAACAGTTGGTCGACGGTATAATCGTTGCCAATTTCACCGTCTTCCAAATCTTGTTTAAGCTGACTTGTCAGGGCCACAATCTTTGACACGAGTGCGCTATCCTGATCAAATTCAAAAAGAAACATTACCTCTTTGCTCTACCTACCATTGCTTGTGGTTCTTCTTCATCTTCCATATCAGGAATAGGAGGCAAATCTAATTCAGCTTCGGGCTCCATGTTCAACTCAGCTTCCGCATCGGCTCCCATTTCAGCACCAAGATCACTGTCTAGTTCAGGCTCGTCTTGTGCGAAAGCATCCATTGAGCCTTGACCAGTAACGACACCCAATGCACCCTTGAGTGAGGTCTGTGCTTCTTGCAATGCACTATTCAATGTTGTTAGTGCTTGGTTTGCTGCTTGACTAAACTGATCACTTTCATTTACGCCAATTTCACTTTGAATAGAATCTACTAATGCAGGAAGTTCTTTTACAAGCATGTCATTGATATCTTCATACATTTTTTGTACAGTATCAATCATATCCTGGGCAGCAAGAATTACCTGTGATTTTTCTACTTCTTCATTCTCAACCACAATGCGAGGACTTTTGGCTACCTTCATGTGCTGACTTAAGGCTTGTTCCATAAATACCAGCTTTAGATAAGCTGGATTTGATTGCATATTGTGAAAAGAAGTTGATCTTTTTGACTCATTGATCAACCCTCTAACCTTAGTAAGCATCTGCCTAGTCTTGGCCTTGTCCATAGACGATACACTAAAGTCCATTTCAAAGTTTTCTTTAAGAGCCTTGATAGCTGCATTAGGTTTATCTAAATCGTTAAGTTTCATAGGGGTAATCTTCCATCTTTATAAAGTATTTATCACCAATAGCGAAATTTATTTCGTTTTGGCTTTTGGAATCTATGTTCCTGCAATGTCTTTGACTTATTTATTAATTGGTCAATTTCAGACACTACTGCTTTTTTTCTATAAGAATCTTCTTGTAATTTGATAGTATACAGTACTCTATCTTCACTGGTTGATGTCTTAACTAATTTCTTGTGTATTGCCATGTCTAATTTTATACTTATTAGTTTTAAGTCCAAGGCTGCTAGTCTTCTGGCCTGTAAGTGTTGCTTGCAATCTGTTAAGGTACACCAAGACATTGCACTTTTCAGTGAAGATAATGTTATATTCTCTTTGGTATCAATATCATATACAGTATATTCATCATTTAATGGCTTGATATAATATCTACCATATACAGTATATTCACCGTTTTTTCCAGTGATCAATGCTTGTTTGGCATCAACTTTAATAGCCTTGTCAAAAAAATTAGCAAGTTTAGATACTGTCTTCATAATACCTCAAAATGAATGTTTTTTAATTCTTCACTGGTATTTAAAAAAGACACCAATGATTCTGACTGATTATCAAAAACTATCATAGGAACACCATTGCAGTCATCGTATAGTGCTCCCATTGCAATTATTCCATTTTCAAATACACTAGAATGCTGAACTTCGAACTCAAACTTCCAATAATACTGTTCTATATCACTATTATATTTAAACAAAAATCCAAATTTTTCTAAATCCTCAATAGTTAGTATGTTTCTAATTGGGTATTTTATAACATCAGGCTGTGACCTTAAAGAAATTACTTGTAATATAGTATCGAAATTACACTGTGTATTTCTTTTATGGACCCAATCTTCAATGTTGTCCGTGTCTGGTTTGGATCTATTCATTACCCCAGTTCGGGTTATGTCAAATAAAGTATAGCAGCAAATACGGTGTGACATAAAGATATTTAGATAAAAATAAAGCCCGGAGATAAATTAATATCCCCGGGCCTTCGTAGATTAGTTTTACTAACTATTAGTTAGTGAAAGTTGCGGATGCAGCGATTGATACTGCTTCACCTACTGCGTCAGTTAGTGCCTGGTCAAGAGTGCCTGCACCAGTTGCGGTTACATCGCCCCATGCAGCTACCGGATACATAGCAACAGCTAGAGTGTCGTTGGTGTCAGTAGTGAACTCGTAGATGTAAACAGTTGCAAGCTGCTGGATAGTGTTGATTGCAGCAAGAATCTGTGCACCAGTTGTACCAGTACCAGTGAAGGTCACGGTGAAGTACTCAAGCTTTGGTCCCTGAGGCTGTACAGTTGCACCAGAAGTTACAGCATTGATACCTGTATTAGTATATGCTGGTGAATCCATATGCAGAACTGGCTTGAAATCGCCATTTACTTTTGTGAATTGTGCCATTTTTAGTTTTCCTTATGTAAGTGTGAGCCAATGCTCATACTATTATTTATGCCAGGAATAAAAAAACTTGGTTTTGGGTTATTTTTTCTTACCAAAATGAGCAGCACTAAATCCGCCGCGGTTGACCAATTTGACTAATCCATTCGGAGTGTTGAAGACGAATCCTTCTCCGCCAGGTCTATCATTGATCGACTGTTCAACTCCTTTAACTTGGTTTTCAAGTTGATTGGCTAAATTATTTTTTAACCCTGCAATGGCAAAATATAAGTCAAAGAGGTTATCAAGCTGTTCTCTATTCTTTATCAAATACCCGTCATTCTCACCGATCAAAAATCTATACTGCTTTCCACTGACATTATTAGGTAGCCAATCTTCAACTGATTGGTTAGTTTGCTTGGTTGCTACTTGTCCTAAATATTTCTGCAACGCTCCTCTAGCTACTCCTTCCAATCCTTGAAGGAAACCATCTAAGTTTCGATTTTTAGCCATAGCCTGGTTGAGTTTAGTTATCTCGTTTTTAGGTGCAGCTAATCTAAATTCGATTCCCATGTTAGGAGTAAGAATGGCTACTTCTTTATTTCCCTGCAATCCTTGTCCATTCCAAGGAGAAGGTTGTCCACCAACTTGATCAAAGTATTGATGAACTGCTACGCCACCTTTTGTGCCAGCGATAGATTTACCTAATTCACTATTAACCGGAACTGCATACGTAACCGTGTTAGGCTTGAATACGAACTTTCCATTTTGATTGTCTAGCTGAGTACCCCACATGAGGTCTCCCCAAAAGAAACCCTTACTGCTTCCGACGGCAGCCTTCAAGCCGTTCCAAATGTTGTTTAACTTCTGATATAGTTCAGGACGACTCTTTCCTCTACCAGTATCATAGTCTTGCCAAAACTTAGGACTTGTACCTAAGAAATCTGGTCCTTTATCAAACATGTATTTGTCTGATACCGTAAATTGTCCTTTGTCGTTATAACCAAAGATCAATGCAGGAAAACCATCCCACTTAATAGTAAGAGTTTCTGGATTGTTTATTACATAATACATCGAATCAACCGCATCTTTGGCTGCGTCAAAACCACCAAAAACTGAATCTTCAGGGTGAGGAGTTCTAACACTCTTTGCTTCAAAAAGCCTCGATTCGTTTAATATTTCATAAATTTTCATTTAATAACATCCAGTATTATTCTGAACCAATCAGTCGTTCCTACGCTTTCACTAAGCTTAATATCAGTCGGCACCCCTACGTCTTTTACAATCGAATTATCTGCAAAGTCCTTAAGTATAAGGTCAACTAACTTAGGAGGATAGTTTTTGTCTATTGCTTTTCTTAATGTTTCATATGAATACAAATCATCCGGCCCATCTAATTTCAATACTTTTACGATGTCATCTGGATTTTTATAAGGCCCGTCGATAATTTTATTGTTATTCTTTTTGGTATAACCTTCGCCGTTCTTTTTAGGTTCTGGCGTTCTCAGTACTCGCACTAATCCGTCAGACGGACTCCACATGAATCTTTCTGATTCAATCGGTCTGCCGTCACTAATTTTTTGTTCTGATTCTTTTTTATCTAGGTGGGCTGCGATACTAGCAATTAACAAATTTCTATACACACCTTTGTACTTGCTATCTTTTTCATGAGGCGCATGATAAAAAGTTTTTAGCCAATTAGTGTCGCCAGGCATAAAGTCTACTTGAACATAACCTGTTCTTGGCTTACCTTCTACTTTTTTGTTAGGGTCGTAGTCTGCAATCTTAACTTTAGTCATGATAACAGAACTTTTAGCAATGTCAAGTACCTCAGGAATGTTTTTTAATTTTTCTACAAATGCAGGAATATCATCAGTATCAATGTCTAGTGCAATATCAATATCGCCTGAAAACTCTTTTTTGCCCACACTACCCAATGTATTGTTTTTAAGATCAATGCCCAAAGCTTTTTCTAACTTTAATAAAGTGGGTTCAATCTCATCAATGTGAATGATGCCTACACCAGGCATTGCTCCGCCTTCAGTTAAAACATTCATTTAGTAGCAGCTTTCACTTTTTTAATTACATTTTCTCTTTCCTTGGGCTTCAATGCAGCTAAGTCGGCTGCCACCTGATCAGGATTTACTTTCTTTGAAGATGTAGTAGACGTAGGGGTAGTAGCCGAAGCTACTTGAGGTATATTTTGTGCTCCTGCTGGCACCGATGTTGCTTTTCCTGCAAGGTCCCAAGCTACTCTTCCTAATTTTTGTATAGCTGCTCTCCCCCGATCGACATTATATGTCTTCTCAATTTCTTTAATAGCCGGAAGCACAAAACTCTTTTTTGATTCCCAGTCTGTTCCGCCCATCCATTGCCCAAACCAGCGTAGCATATATTCTGATATGCTTTCTGGTGAGGCTTCATCTTCAAACAAAGCGGTCATGATCGATTCAAACACATTGTTTAAATTGTGATACTCGGATTCAGAAAGACCGGCTGCCCTCATAGCAATTTTATCATCCGCCGTTCTTAAGTGACCGGGTTTAGCTTGAGCGGCCTTGGCAGCTGCCATATTATTTGTTGCAGTAGTAACGTCTTGTCTATGTTGTCTAGCTGCATCTACTGTTTTCTCCGTATCCGATGGAGCAGTAGGATCCTTATTTGTTTCTTTGTCGGTGGTTGGCTGGGAACTAGTCTTTGATGGATCAACAAAGCCACCTTCAATACCATTTTCTAACGATGTTAATGCGTCACCTACGAAGTCCTTTAAGAAAATCTTTAGAGCTTCTGCGTGCTTGCTATCGTCTTTAGCCCAATATTGTGCAGCGTCTTTTCCGATCAAGAGTTCCAAAAAGGCGTTTTCAATAAGTTTTTTTGGTTGGTTAATCTCGTTAATCTTCATTTTTCTTCCTCAAAGACTTAGTGAATCTTGATTGGTCCTTACTTTTGATTGCACTCAAAAGTTTCTTTTCAAGTAGTTCAGCCTTTTCGGAAGAATATTGCTTTTGCATCAACTCAATTAAATTGATAGCACTAGTAATAATATTGGAAGCACGAGACTCAATAATATGGTTGACATCACGGGTGTCACCATACGACTGCAATTCTTCAAGAAGGCTTTTGGTTTTCTTTTGCATAGTAAATAAAGTTCCTATACTATATTTAGTCTACCGTTAATTTTTCTTAAGAGAATTTAACATTGTTTTTAGCCGCGCGCCTTGAATATCTGCTACCACGTTAGACTCATTAGTTGGCAAATTATCAACTGTTTCACTAACGGAACTAGTTGTTTTTATTTGGTTCATCAATTGTGAAGGCGTTTGAGTATGCGTTCTGCCTTCTTCTGGATCCTCATCAGTAATACGCATAGTATCAATGTTATATTCTAAGTCAATCTTTTGGCCGACGCCAGTAGAACTACGAGATTTCATACACTGAATCTGATACTTACCACGCTCTCGCATAGAACGCGATGTAAAGATACCAAACACATAGTCCGCAGTATTGATCTTTGAGATACCGCCTGCAATGTGACTATGATCGAACTCAATTTCTTCAACAGCCGAACGGTTCAACTGTGAAGCTGTAATCATAAGAATACCAAGTTCCTTAGACAAGTTGCGAAGTTCTTCTGAAACATACTTGTCCTTGATAAACTGATCGTTTGGATTGACCTTGACACTGACTGGCATAACAAGATCAAGATAGTCAATCATAACAAAGTCAATCTTGATACCAGTTTGAATTTGAACTTCCTTGATGTAGGCACGTATAGCATTGACGTTACTCTGAGCCGGTAATGCCTTGACCCTATACTGGCCCATCTTTTTGCCATTCATCTTAACACGCAATGCAGTATCTTCTAGATTCTTACGAATATCCTTCGTACTCATACTTGTAAGCATGGCGTCAGTACGCAACGAAGTCAACTCTTCGCTAAGTTCAAGAGTGATATAAACACCACTGAGTCCTTGACTGAGCCAGTTAAGTGCGATATTCATCATAACAAGTGACTTACCGGAACCAGAGCCACCTGCAAAGATGTTAAGTTCGCCGCGACTCATGCCACCATACATAAGTCTATCAAGCTGTGGCCAGCCAGTAGATACCTGCCCACCTTGATTGAAATACTTGTTCAATCGTTCTTGAGGATCAGCAAAATAGTCAGTGCCCATGTCTCTTTGTAGGCTGATTTGTACCGCATCTTTAACTAATTTTTCGACTGGATCAAATTCTCCCTTCTCAAGCAAATCGGCTGCTTTAAGAATAGCACGTTCAAGTTCTTGTCGTTTAGTGAATCTTTCAAATTCTTCTAAAAACCAATCATAGTGACCTTGATCAAGTTCAGAAATATGATCAATTGATTCTCCGGTTGTGGCTTTAATTTGGGTAGGATCAGGCATGATACTATATTTGTTAGTATGCTCTACTACAAACTCCGCAACCGGTCGTAATCTTCTATCAAAGTTTTCTGGATTCATGATGTTCATAACACGAGTATACAACTCTGCGTTAGTAACCATCATTCGTAGAAATAATTCTTGAACATCACTATTATATTCTTTGAGCAATTTTCTTCCTCTGCATTTCAATCTTGATTTTACTGTTAGTTGCGTTATTTAAGATACTTAGTAACGTAGGTAGTTTACCATACTTTAATACTGCATCGTTGGCATCCTTAATTCCCGAACCCCAATCAGGCAATGCTACCTTAAATCCTAGATCCAAAGCGCGGTCAACAATAGCTAATCCATTCTTATCCATATCAGGAACAACAATGATAGTTCTATGTAGGCTACGTAAAACCTCTGCCTGCTCATCACTTATCGAGTCGTGCGTAACTGCACAACCATTTAATGCTATTGCATCTAATACACCTTCGAATACCAAACAGACTTCATACTCTGGCTTCTGCTGATCGTAACCAAATACATATCCTACTTGCTGATTTTTAATGTATTTAGGCGTGCGATTATCAAGATATCGACTAATGTATCCCACATTCTTGTTTCTAAAGGTATATGGAATAATGATTCGGTTCCTGTTCCTCGCCATATCATTAGGGGAAACCATAAAGTTAAAATCATTTGGTTCATAGCCCCTTGATTTCAAGAAGTTGATAAAGTGTCCATGTGTTGGATCATTAACGTCAATAGGAACAGCGGTATCCGGCAAAGCTACTTCTTGGAATTTTATTTTCCATTTAGGTTTGCCGTCAGCGATGATATCTAATAAGCTTCTATTTCTTATACTTTCGAAGCTCCATCGATCTATCTGAGATTGATCAATTCCACACCACTGTAGTAGTTGTTTAACTTTGTATGGTAAAGATTTACCCAAAACAAACTTAGTGCTAAAACCGCAGTTAAAGCAATGGTAGGTCCAGTCAGTTTCGTTCTCAAATACTATACCAGCACGGCCTCTGTCATCAGGTCTATGACCCAAATGATGACAACATACCCCATTGAAGCTGTGCCAACCCTTAGAGGCAATTTTCTTCTTGCCCGGAATTAGCGTTAAAATATCAAACATGTATTATGTTATAGCACTTTACTAGTTAACGTGCAAGAATATTGGTTACCGATCCAATATTACTATGAAATTCTAGTCTGATATAAGGGTGATACCCTTTTACGGTATATCCGTGTGTGTCGCTAGTATTATTATACTCTTCGGATGTAATATCATACCAGTCGCCGTCTACAATACTAGAGCCTTGAATAGTAATAGTGCCATCGAATTCATCATAGGTAGCTTGTACTGTCAGCACTGGATTATCTTGTGTATTAATCACGCTGCTATAATACTTTACATTATCTGATTGATTGTTGCTTATATTGGGGAAAGGCTGTCCTGTTGGTATAGTAACAACAGAGGACGGCACAAAAGAAGGCAAAATACTATTAACAATATTCATGTCTCCTCTAGCACCTGCATTCTGATCAACAAACACCGGATAATCAAATTCTCCCTCTGGTATCTCTAATGAATAATATGCTTTCTGCGGTGGAATGTCTTCAATTTCTGCTGCATTAAGCTTTAATGAAGCAATCCCGGTCAACGCATAATCTAAATCTAGAGTTTTAGATATCAATATCTCAGTACCATCATAATTCAATATTCTACAGGTGATATTTTTATCAGTGATGTTCACCGGTTTTTGTTCCTGATTCAAGAACTGAAATTGAATACGATTGTCAACACCCTTATGTAGTGTTAGTGGTTTAGCATAAACGGGCATATACTTCCTCGGTGAGTTTCCTGAAAGGAGCACAACAATTTGTCTGGGTACATAAGTAAATACTGATGTGGTGTACACAAAACTTTCTCCTTGATATAGTATTTAGCTTATAAAATAGTAAAATATATAGTTTGGGTAAACTAGAGTAAATAGTTCAAGTGACTATGAACGAAGATTTTTTTAAAAAACTGACCGAAACGCATCCCTTTATTACCGTCTGTTCCTACAGTAATCAAGATTACGTTGGGATAATCCAAAACAGGGATGAAGCCGTAACCACATTGTATGACTATGGTGCAATAGTTCAACAAGAACTTAGAACAAAGTTTTTAGAGTTAGGTGATATATGGTGGTGGGAATCGAACAGATCGATTCCCATCAATATTTTTCTTAAAGAAGAGTGGTCTATTTTTAAGCCATATGTTAAG